CCCAAGCCCCTGCATCTGCGCAAAGGTCATCTTGCCAGGAGATGGGGAGCCCCAAAAGGCGCCGTCCCACACGAACTCGGCATTTGAGAAATCGGAGCAGTAGCAGCGCGTTCCAGCGTGCGCTGCCGTCATTGTCACGCCAAGAGCGACGATCTGGTTCCAGGTCATCGGCCCATAGGGACCTTCGAGCGGATTGAGAGCCATGACCCTCCCCCTTTCATGGAATAGGAATCATTAGCACGGGCACCAAAAGAGCGGTCAGTAGGCGAACCCGGACGCCATACGACCGATGAATCCCAACTAGCGCGTGGGGGGCGTCCTGGGCGTGGGGTTTGTATTTCCCACACTGCCCTGATTTACTGCGGGTTGCGGCTGCGCGGTCGCGATGGCGTGTTGCCGCGTCGCGTGCGCCTCGGCGTGTTTGGCGCCAATCTCGGCCCCCACAATCGCCTTCTTCGTGTCGTTGTTGTTCTGCGCGATGTTCTGCTTCGTTTCGTTTGCTTGTTGTGCCAGAGCGGCTTGCTGGCTAAGTTGCTGCGTCGCCATCGACTGCTGCATCTGCTGCGCTTGCGCGGCCTGCTGCGACTGCTGATCCTGCATTTTCTGAAGGGTGTTCTCGTCCGGCACCACCCCGTCATCGGCGCCGTCGATCGACCGGAGCGCGTTCTTGAGCATTTCTCCGTAGCCGACCATGCCGATGATGTTCATTGCCATCGGGTTCGTGCCAACCAGTTGCAGAGCTTGCAGGCGACCTTGGCGCTGCGACTCCTTCACGAGGATCGCCGCCGCGCCCTTGGCGACGATATGCGCGTCGCCCTTGAGGGACTGATCGGTGCCGTACAGCATTTCGTTCTCGAAGACCATCTGCAAGCACGGCTGGATCATGTTCAGATCGACGTTCGTGATTGCGCGACGCAGACCCTTGGCTGCGTTGTTCATCAGCATCGAGAGGCCGGCGTAGGTGTCCGCGGCGCCGCCGATCTGCTGGTCGTTCCCGTAGGTGTACCGCGGGATGCCGGTGTCATCGTCTGACCGTTGGTCGTACTTATCGATGATCGCCTGAAGTTTCTCGGAATTGTCGTTAGCCTGGAAGAAGCCGATGCCAGGGTTTACCCCTTGGCTCGGGTCCGATTTCATCTGCCATATGCGCCACGGGTAGATGTCCACCGTGTTCTCGCCGTCGGCGAGGCGGTCGTTGTGAATCCAGACCATCGGCCCGGAGGCCATGCCCATGTTGTCGGCGAGAGCAGAGGCGGCAGCGTTGCACATTTTCTGTGAGGTCTTTGCCAACTCGGGGACCGAAAGGCCCCAAAACGCGCCGGGCTTCGCGGAGTAGCAAGCCTTGTGAAACGGCCGGCGCCCCATCGGATCGGGATTGATTCGGCACATGATGACGTAGGGTCCGATAATCATGGACTCCACTTCGTAGTCACGAACCGGATCAAGGTCATCCGCACCCTCTAAGCCCCAGGACATCAGCTTCCAACCGGGCACGGAACCCCAATACCAGAGGGCGTCGATGATGCCCCACGGCGACAAGAACGTATACATAGTCTCGTTCGTGAGACGCTGCCGCTCTGCTTCGGTCCACAGCCACGTTTCAAGGTGGCCGTTCGAGTAGGCGCGCAGGCATTCGCGAATCATGTCCTCGCGATAGCCGGGCACGCCGATCATGTTGAATAGCTCGTCGCGCCGGAACCGGCGGCGAACGATAAAGTCGCCCTTCTGGCAGCTTTGCGCATACGGAGCGGGGAAGGCGTCGAACGGGTCGATCCGCATGAACGTCTGGTGGACGTCGTTCTTGACGCCCATCTTCCAGCCCGGCAACCACTCGATCGACTTCTTGCGCTCGTGGATCGGGCCGCAGAGGANCGCCGCCTTGTAGACGGAGAAATCCTCGACGATTTCATCCATTGCCTGATAATAGCCACCGTCCTGAAGGATTTCCTCGATCTTGTTTTCCATGCGCATGGCCGTCGCGTCTGCCAGTTTCTTGGCCCGCTTCAGCACTTCGTCGCGCATTTCGTTGTGAATCTCCCAGGCCATTTCCCGGAACTCGGCGTGCGACATGATGCCGCCGCTGGATTGCGCCATGCCGTGCATGGCCTTCTTGGCCTTCTCGGCAGAGTTTTCGATGAGCGCCTGCTGGAACTCGATCGGCATTTGCGGGAGCGCACCGGCGGTCAACTGCCACGCGCGGTCGGATACCGGCAGCAGGACCTCGCGCATCCACGCGGAGCAGGCGCGCGTCTTGGTCTCGGTCAGCGGAATCCACACGAAGTTCGCGCCGCCATTCATTTCCATCGTCGCAAGCTCGGCGTTCGAGTAGACGTTGGACTTGGCCCGGAGGCAATCAAGAAGCTCTAGCTGAATCCGCTCCTTGAAAAGCTTGTTGCGCTGCCAGCATAGCCGGACGTGGCCGGCAAGGACGTTCTCGTTCTCGACGGTCGGGTTGAAGTTCTGCTGGGCCGGCGTCGTTTCCGGGTCCTCGGACGGATTGCCGTTCGGGCGAAACGTGACGAAGGGGGCAATCTGTAGCCCCGCGCTTTGCTCGCCGCTCCCGGTAAATCCCGCGCCCATGTCAGTGTACCCTCTCGCCGCCGCCCCGCAGGCGGAACTGGATGACGCCAGGCTCGGCGTCAGCCATCAGGAAAAAGCCGAGGCCCTCGGAGACGGCCTCGGGGATTGCTATGCGGATGGACCCGCCGTTAATGACGCAAAGGGCGGCAATGGCGTCCATCGACCATTCCGCTAGACCCGCGCCGTCGGGCGGGTCCCCTACGTCCTCGTAGGACATTACAGCTTCGTGACGACAGATTGAACCGCGGCCACGTCGGCCTTCGCCGTGGCAACGTCGGCCTTCGCCGTCGCGACCACCGCACTCGCCTTCGCCTCGTCCGCTGCGACCGTCTTCTCGTGCTTCACAGCCCAAACCACAGCCGCGACCACCAAGACCACCACTCCCGCTGCCGACAAAACCACGCCAAGTAGATCCATTTCGCCATCCTTTCGTTGTTAGTAAGCGCTGACTCCACCGTGGAGTTTACACGCGAAATCATGTCCTCTTTGTCCACACCAACTTCGGCCGCGTCCTGGTAGGGAGCGCAACCGCCTTTGTTGCCTTGCCGCGAACAATCGTGTCTTCGTAGAACGTGAGCGCGAGCGAGTCTCCGCAGTCCGGGCTCGGCAAGCCGCGGCGCTTCAGGTCCGCCTTGCTCTCGAGTTGGATGCGGGACTTTCCGTCGAATCCGTACTGCAAGCCGGTCAGATGGTCCTCAAGCTCCTGGTCATCGGGAAGCTCGGCGTTCGGCAACCACTTGCGCATCCGGCCCCACAGAGCGGCGCGCAGGTTGCAGTACTCGTCGTCGGAGTCGGCCGGGAGCGAGACGTTGACCTCGAATAGCGGGAAGCCGGGGACCCGGCGGAGCGCGTCGCAAACCGATGCCCCAATCCCAATAGCATCAACCGCGCAGCCTGTAATGTCAGGGTGCGACGGCCAGATGTCCGTAACGATGCGGGACGCCAGGTCCGGGCCGTCCAGCCCCGAGTACTTCCACTGCCCAATGACTTTCGGACCTTGGCGTACTGTGACCACGCTAGAGTCATCTCCAAACCTCGCTGGGTCACAGGACATGCGTTTGGGCAGCGCAATCCACATGCTGCGCATGACCTCGCGCTTGCGCGCCGCCTTGACCTCATCGACCGAAATAAAGTTGCTGATGCCGGCCCGGGGCGGCAGTCCCTTGATGCGGACCCGCACGAAGTCGGAATCCTCGCCGTACTCGGCTATGTACTTCTCGAGCAGCGCCTTGTTGACGAACCGGCTCGAGCGCGAGTCGATCGTCTTCGTGCTCCACTCGTTGCCCTGGAAGGCTTTGTAGAACTGGCCGCTGGTTTTCGTCGGCTGGCCGAAGACTAGCCAGATGATTTGCGTGTGCTCGTCGGTAAGGGCTCCGCGGGTGACGTTCCAGATTTCGTCGTCGATTTCGGACGCTTCGTCATAGATGACAAGGATTCGCCGGCCGAGGTTGTGCAGTCCCGCAAACGCGCTAGGGTTAGAAGCGTTCCACGTAACGGCGTCGATCCGCCATGCGTCAGATACGGGTTTTCCATGACTGTCCACTCCGCGAGCCTGGACCGACCGGCCATATAGCTCAAATAAGGGAGCCGTAAGGCTCAGGTTGTGCCACTTGGACATTTCCGCCCAGGTCTTCGTCCGAAGCTGGGGCTCGGTCATGGCCGTGACGACGCCCCGGGTACGAGCCTTCGTCGAGTTGGCCCAGTTGACGAGCATCCCGCAGCCGGCGCTCTTGCCGATCCCGTGGCCGGAACGAACGGCGATCTGGATAACCGCCCCGTCCGGGGACGCACTGAGCTTGTGCCCGATTTCCCCGAACAGATCCTCCTGCCAGTTGTCCGGGCCGTCGTACCGCTCGAGGATCGTGCCGGGCTCGCCCCACGGGAATGCCCAGGTCGCGAAGCCCAGCGGGTCGCGCTCGAACCGAGCCGACTGCCGAAGCAGGTTGTTGATGGCCTCGTTGCCGTCGGGCCGAGAGGCCAGGACAGCGGACATTACCGAGCGCCGTACTTGATCGCGCGCACGGCTAGACCCTGGCCTCTGCGATGCGTGTCGCCGTTCACGGGCGCGGACTTGCCGCTGGCGCCAGAATGCGGACGCGCACCAACTGGCGCACCCTTACTCTGTTTCACGGTCGATTCCATCGGCCACTTCACCTTCGTGATTTCCTCTGGCGTCATGCTCAGGTCGGCCATGCCGCAGTCAGTAGCCATCTGGCGACCCTTGATGTCGGCCAAGGCTTCGTCGGAGACGATCTGCCCCGGCCGGATGCCTGCGGCGACGCGATCGGCGCGAGCCGAGCCTTCCCCGCGAGCGGCGGCGACCGACTGCCCAATCCCGGTAGCCAGGGTGCGGGCAACGATCGGGTCCAGGACCCGAGTGCCGCCTTCGGTTTTCTTGCTGTAGTCCATGTCAATCCTCGGTGTGAGTGCCTACTTACATCCCCGGTGCGCCGGTAACGCCAATCTTCTCGGCGCCGGAGGCGACGAGGGCCGCGTTGTGCGCGGTATGGAACGCGCGCGCATCCGCGAGCAGCGTGGTGTGGGCGGCAGTCACGGCGGCNGTCGCGGCCTGGACAGCCTCATAGGCCGGCTGGCGCGCGGCGGTCGCGGCTGCTAGAGCCGCTTGCGCATCGTCCAGAGCCTTCTGCGCGGCCGGGTACGCGGCCTCGACCTTCTCGTGG